CTGGATAAATCATAGACAAGAATTTCAATTCATCGCTTATCTTATAGACATTTCTTGTCTCAGAGTCGCTTGCTTGCTTCGCCATTGCTCAAATCTCATGTTCATTACTTGAATCTTATGCCGCAAAAGGACTGCTTTTTCTATTGCGACCTTTAGCCCTTCTAGTAATTCAAGGTACTCAGGATGAGAGTACGCATATCTTTCCTGTTTGGCAATTGGCATAGAATGGTCTGATCGTTCTGCTTCTGCCATCAGGATAGCTTTCTTGGATTTACGAAACTCCATTAGATACTGCTTCTCAGCTTCTGCTTGTGCAAACTCGGCGGTTATCCGCTCAAGGTCTGCGAGTGTGTTTCCTTCGCGCAAATTCATTCTCCACATAAAGTTTTACACGTTCTTGGTAGTCAGGAGGCACTTTAGATAAAGCCTCCCTCCTTTCTTCTCTGGTCTTAAGCGCCAGTATTTCTGCTGCGTAGTGCCGTGGCCTCATAGATAAGTGCCAGTGATATATTCCATTACTAAGGATATGTCCTCAACCTCATCGTATGGACATACACCAAACCCTTTATCATCAAACACGATAACGTAAGGGATATGCTCAGAATCAGCACAGAAGACTGCTTCTTCAATCGCATCTGTTGCTGTCTGAAATACCATCATGGTAGCCCCTTGGCAATGAACTCTAGCTCATCTACTTCGAGTTCCTTTGCAAGTTTAGAGATTAAAGACAAACTAGCGTCCTGCTGGTATCTCCAACGACTTATCTGCTGCTTATGAACAGCAAAGCGTTTCGCCAGTTCTACCGACGTTACGCCTTGCTCCTCTTGGGCAGCTCTTAATGCTTTCCCAAAATCAATCATAAGTTCCTCAGAATGGTAAGTCTGAATCAAAGTCATCTTCAGGTGAAGCTACAGCAGGAACGCTTGGGCTTTCATCCTTCGGAGTAAACGAAAGGCTGACCAAAGGCTTTTTACCACCTTCTTTAGAAGTCCACGCAGAAACCCAGTAATTAACGCCATTTATCTCTGCGCTACCTTTGAGATTTGGATGCTTTTCAGTGGTCTGGTTGTCGTTCTTCCACAATGCACCACGGTTGTTGTTGTCGTAATTAGTCATTCTCTTTCCTCAATCGTTCAGTTTCAGATTTAATGATTTCAGCAGTCTCAATTAACAATGGCTCAGCCAGTGCTAATAACTCGTCATCGCGCTGCACTTCAATGATGAGTGGTTTCATATCTGGGTGATATGATATGAAAAAGTAATGCTGAATATTCAACACCAGCATTGTCCCTTGTACCTGCTGCACATAAGCACTTGGAAGTTTCCCAGCTCTTAGGTAAGCGCAGTGTGTGTGGGCTAGAGGACATTTTATCTCTACACCACATTGACCATTATCAAATAAGCCGTCAGGACTACAGCCTATCTCATAGTCTGCCATTTTGATAAGACCAACCTCTTCAATACTAACGCCTAGCTCAAGTTCTGCAATCATTCGAGCGGTAGATTCCAAATCATTCCCACGCTGCATAGCCTCAGACTTAAACATCTCTGTAGGCTTGCCTGTAAGATTTTCGGCAATTAGCTGGTTAATAAGACCATCACGGCTAGTAGATAATTTACCAGTAGTGGTAAACACTTTGGAGAAATTACTAGCTGTGATGACTCCGCATCTGGCTTGCAGCCATTCTTCGCTACCCTGAATCATTCCTTCTTCTCCTTGGCTTTGTTCATGGCAGCTATCATTTGCTTATAGTCAGAAACAGATAGCTCAACCAATGAAGAGATTTTTTTCTTGGCTAACACTTGTTCCAATGGGTAATTGTTTAACTCAAGCAAAGCCTCTAACGAAATAGCTTGCTGAGCAGTGATTCGGTTGTCTAGCTCTGCTACACCGTCAGTCATTCCGTCAGTGTCATCGTCTGCGGCGCAACCACATATAGAGGCTAAGGTGTAACGGCGGCAATATGTGATGTTACTGCCGTATTCCCAAGGATGGACTTTAGCCACAGGAATACATAAAGATGACTCAATCCACTGTCCAGATGAGTGCATAAGCCTTGTGGTTACGCCTACGATGTTGTTATTGCTAAAAGGGATTTGAGTAAAGCTAATGTTATTGCTATTAAGCGGCTGAATAACCGCCTTTATCACATTGGCTAAATCAGCGTATTTAGAGCCTCTAGCACCAGTGCAATTTTTTTCTGGAGGAACAATTTGAGATTGCGCTTTAGCCAAAGCTGCTGCGAGTTCGTTAATGTTTTCTGATGTTTGCATAGTAATCTCCTTTAGATAATGCCAAGACAGTCTACTGCTAATGTAGACAGTGGTCAACAACTTTCATTGACAAACTGCGACAATTTGAAGGATTTTTTACTCTGATTTGTCGGTTTAAAGGTAAATTTAGCGGGAAATTACCATCTGAATATGTGGATTTTTCAATTGCCGTGGCAACTTTACGGATTGCCGTGGCAATTTTAAGAAACAAAAAAAAGCCCCTTGTGGAGAGGGGCTTGCAATTTCGTACAAAGGAGAATAACATCAAAGATGTCGGTGGGTTGACAGCCCTAAATTCCGACTAGAGATAGGAAAGTAAGAAACCCGACAACCCAAGTATACACAATATATAGTGTTTGTCACAATCCCTTTCCCCCATATCTAGTCCCCGACCGTGTGGTAAAGCCTGACGTACTCTGGCTCATGCAAGCTGTCGCTTTTAATTCAGCCCCAGAAATGGGAGGTCAAGCCAACAAAAATGTCCTGCTCTGTCTCTGCCCTTGACAACAGGCAACCGCAAACTCGCAAGAGACTGCCACGCACCGTTGGTGAGATACTTATACAATAGTGGCCTACTGATCCACGCTGTGAAGCGTCAGGTAGGGGGGAAGCGACTCACTCAGGTGGGCGTTGAATTGAGTACCAAGCCTTCGGGCTTTTGCTACGGCAGACGCAAGTGTCAGGGTGTATAAGGCTCTGGGTGATTTGCGGGGGAAAAAGGGCAACCGTGCCTAAAATTCGTGTCAGCAGAAAAACTATAAGGAAATCAAATGGATAACTTATCTGAGAAGCCCTGTCCCTGTGGTGAAACAATGGGTGAAGTCATAGGCTTTAAGGAAAGAGTAACAGATGGAGCGATGGTCAAATACAGAGTGTGCTGGTACTGCCCAGAGTGTCATGCAGTGGAAAAAGCGATTGGCAGGGAAACATTTGTAGAAACAATTCATGAAAAAGTAAACTCAGACTGTTGACGTTGATATATGGTTCAGGCATTATTCTGCCAACACCAACAAAAATGTTAGGAGAATGACATGGACGAATTTCAAGAATTGGTAAATCGAACAGGCTTAGACGCATACAAGTCAGCGCAGGATAAATATAAATTCTGCTTTCAACTTCTGTTAAAAAACAGAGTAATGCGTTGGAGAAGCGACCCTGTAGTTAAAGATGGTTTTACCATTCACCTGTTAGAACTGTTTGACCACGCAGTAAGAAAAGCTAAATAACAATAGCGCCTTCTGGGGCATAGGAGAATGACATGAAAATTATTGAGACAGTTCAGATCGGTGACAATGGCGATGGTACTTACAAAGTTTGGAGTAAGAGCCACGATGAGGTTGCGGATTGTAAGTCTTACCAAGAAGCCTTGTTTGTATTTCAACAATTTTTTGGCGGCATTATGGATGAATACAACGATGCCGTTGTTGAAAGCGAAGCATACCGCTCAGGTTGGTATGATTAATTGGTATTTCTTTTAACCAAGCGCCTTTTCGGAGGCGCATCGGAGACTGACATGAAAGAGACTTTGACACTTCTTTTCTTCGTTGCACTGGTTGCCGCTCTGAGTGTTGCTGGAGCATTTGACCGTCAAGAGGCTGAACGTGCAGCCGATGAGTACACAGAGATGGTGTGCCTGTTTAAAGAAACCAGCGGTGAGTTTGGCTGGCCTGACTTCAAAAACCTTAAAATTACTTGTGGAGAGTAATATGGACTTCGTTAAAGACGCGATTGACGCAAACCTTGATAATCTCATTGACCATAAGAACCGCTGCGTAGAAGCGACAGATGCAGCCGCTAATGAGGTTGTAATAGCTTGGACTGAGGAAAGCCCTCACGACCTGCAAGAGTGGATGTTTAATGACAGCCCTGCTAGTGTCTGGGAAGCCTTCCAAGTAGACATGGCTAAAGCATTCGCTGGCAAGATGAGCCACGATGACTTCTTCATCAAGTATTCGCATTACTTTGACATAGCCAAGCGCGACATCATGGAGGACTTAGATTCTAAGATATGGAATCGCTACACAGACCTGCACGATGTTCCTGTGTTGGATATGTATGAT